TGCACAACAGTTAAACTTCATGAAGAAAACATCCAGAGCAAAATTACCTTTATAATGCCTTCTAAATCTGAATTAATACACTATCGTTTACAAGCAATGCTACGTGAACATAATTGGTCTGACCTTGAATATCTTGGGGTAAGACCTGATAGTATTGGTATAGATCAACATTGGTATCGTATCGGTAAAGCAGAAGTTCCTGTTGATTCAATTACAGAATTAGAATGTGAGGCAGAAGATGAAAGTGACACCATTTGAAACCTATCAAACATATCTTTCTGTAAAGAATCATTTTTCAAATCCGAAGTATGATTACTTTAAGTATGGGGGTAAGTCAAGAGCAAAGATAACATCTTTTAATAAGAGAAAAGATAAGTATTGGTTTGAGAAAACATCGAGAAAATATCCAGATAAACAAATTGTAGAATTTTTAGTATCTAATTTTGTATCTGCTGATAATCCACAAAGTCTTTGGATTGGTGAGATTATTAACTCTGGTGAGCGAACGTATTCTGAATGGTCGAAGACTCAGCAGAGTTTAGGATATATCTTTAAAGAAACAATCACTGATCTTTTGGATAATAATGATCTTGAAGAATTATTTGATTGTTCTAATGGTCATCCGATTTTACTTAAAAAGTATCTAGGTGGAGAAATTAGTTTAGAGATACTTGTTATCCTTGAACTGATCTTTTCCTTTGTAAAAGATTTTGATAAGAAATTGTCTGATCCAGTGTGGGAAACCGTCAGTATGAAAATAAGGAAGTATACTCCTTTCATAAGTATTAATCTGTTTGAATTTAAAAAAATCTTGAGGCAATTAATTAATGAGTAAAACTGTATTTGAAGAAATAAAAGATTTATGGAATAAATCAAATTATTCTAGTAAACCTGCTGTGTACTGGGATATATACAAGCATCTTTTTGTTGATTATGATAGAGAGCAAGATATTAGAATTTTGGAAATAGGTGTTGATAATGGAAGGGGTATGGAATTACTTAAACAAGTATTTCCAAACTGTCATATATGTGGTATTGAAATTGATGAATCTCTTCCACATTCTACTGTTGGTAATATTTGGGTGGGTAGTCAAACGAATACTGAATTACTAGATGCGATTAATGAAGAA